ATACCAACTTTTGTAAATCCTTTATTTTCTAATATTAATTCTGAAAATACTGATATATGATATGGTTTTGGTTGTAAAGAGTATAGCTGTTTAGCGTTTCCTACTGGTTTGAATAATAAAAAAATAACTGCATTTATTTTATCTAAATTTATTTTACGTTTCCAAGGATTGTGACCGTGGAGTATTACAATACATTTCTCATATGAAGCAGATGTAAATACAAGATGAATATTTGTTCTTATATTTGCTTCTTGAAATCTTTTAATTGCGTTATATGTATAGTCTTGTCCATAATCGCTTACAGCAACTGCACCACACATCTTTGAAATTTCTATCTGTTCATCTGTGAGATTAAAACCACTTGTTGTATAAGTGGGAACAACATCACGTTTGATGGCATATTCAACAATGTCTTTAAATTGGGGATGATGATTTGGATCTCCTCTACCACCCAGTGCAGCTTCATTAACTCGATACTTTGTTTGATCCATTATCAATTTAAAATTTTTAAGAGACATGTGTTTTTCTATTTCATTACTTTGATAGCAAATAGCACATTTATTTTTACAGTGACCCATAATTCCAATGTCTAATAGTATGGGATAATCTAAAACAATAGGATCTTCCAGACCGTTTATTCCTCTTAATATTTGAAGTCCAATTTCAGAATTATAAAATACTTCATATCGATCTGTCTTAAAATGTTTATTATAATAGTATGTAATATTTGAGTAATCATTAATTTTATGTGTTATTTGTTTCATCGACTTCATCATAAGATTCCTTCTTCTTTAATTCCATCATATGATAAAGAACTCTTTGCCCTCCAAATAATAAAATTATAATCAACGAAAATAAAATAGGTATAAATAATAGTGTTATAACGCCAATTATTGTTGCAACAGTTCTAATAAGTGGATCATTTTTATCCCACTGTTCATTTAATGTTTTAATTACATACTTGATTTTTTCTTCTGAAATTTTAATATCATCCATCGTTTGTACTCCTCCCTGAAATGGTTGGTTAAAAAAAGATAAAAATATTTTCCTATTCAATTATTAATATATATAGATCTATTTTTTAAACGAGATGTGGATATTTTCTTAGAACAAAATGTAAACTTGATGTTTACTTAACGGAGCATTTGAATATATGAAAATTAGAGATTATCTGAAAAAAATACAAAATAGTGAGTCCGTTTTTCCTATGGGATTCGCTACTAAAAAAAAGAAAGTTATTAAATACTATGAAGAAAAGGTAATAAATTCTAATGCCAGTCAAAGAGTAATGATAGACTTTGATAATACAATATTTAAATATTCAAAGGGTTATCAAGATGGATCACTTTATGAGGAACCATTTGATGGAGCTAAAGAAGCAATAGACTGGTTAAAAGGAATGGGTTTTGAAATTGTTATATTCACAACTCGTGCTTCAAAAGAAAATGCGGAAGAAATAGGTGGAGATCATTTAAAAGAGATAAAAAATATTGAAAATTATTTAACTGATCACGAAATTTATTTTAATAGAATTACTTCAGAAAAATTAGGAGCTAAATTTTATATTGACGATAAAGCAATTACAATAACGAATGGAGATTGGGATTCTGTTAAGAAAATTATTAGATCGAGAATGAAAGTTTAATTTGGAGGTATTATAAGATGGGCATTAAAAATTCTTTTGCTAAAGTGCCAAATAATAGATTGACTAGAAATTTTGGCGGAACAGTTGCTGGTGTAGCTGATCCATATCTAAGCGGTTATCACTTTGTATATTTTGCTAGTATTCCAAATGGTCTTCCGAAATATGCTGATGATATGACTACAAAACAAATTGGAAATATTTTAGCAGCTTCATGTTTATCCGTTACCCCTCCTGGAGGAACTCTAAATAAGGTTGAGTTCACAGGATTGGGTGGAGTAAAGTGGGCAGTTCCAGGAAACATTGATTATGGAAATTCTGTTTCTGTAAAGTTTTTAGAATTCAATGGAATACCACTTTTAAATATTTTTCATGGTTGGATCAAGATGATAAGAGATTATCGTACTGGAACAGCTAATCTAATTGATGGCGACAACCTTAGTGGTTACACTAAATCAACTTATGCGTGTGTAATGTATTACTGGACAACAGCACCTGATGCAAAAACAGTTGAATATTATGCAGCATATGACGGTGTTTTTCCAACAAAAGATCCACAAGATCTTTTTACAAGTGATGTAGAAACAGTAGGTAGACTGGATGTAGAAATTGAGTTTAACTGTGACTATGTATGGCATGAACAATGGGTTAAAGAAAAATGTCAAATGTTAGCAGATGATGTATATGCAATTAAAGCAGACGTTATTGAAGATTACGGAAATATTATGAACTCAGCTACATAATAAGGTTATGAAAATACTACTTCCTGTTATAGAGATATTTTCAGGAAGTAGTAAAAATTTTAATAAATGAGAATTGAAAGGAGATAGAGTTATGTTTAAAGGATTTGATATTAAGTATCCAGAATATGAAGTAATAACCCCACAAACAAATTTATCGTATCACGTTAGATCATTAAATGTTCAAGAAGAAGAACGTCTCAAAGCTAGTTTCTTAACTCCAACTAAAGCAAATGATCATTTGAATAAGTGTATTTATGATGCGTTTGTCAAAAAACCAGATGCTATTAAAAGTTATGATACCTGGTTGAAACAGACTACTTTAAAAGATAGAGATGCTTTACTATATGGTTTATATCATATTACTTATGAGGATATTAGAAACTATGATGTTACATGCAGTTCTTGTGATAAAGGATATCCTGTAACAGTTAAAGCTTCAGAAACATTCAGCATGGAATCTTATCCAAATGGAGATATTATTAGTAAGGAATTTGATATTGAATTACCTGTTTCTAAAACTGTATTTGTTACGTTGAAACAACCTACTCTATGGGATGAGGTTATTTCTTTAAAAAGTCAAAGAGGAAGTGCCAATTTAGATATATTTACAGAGACTTTAATCATTCAAAAGTTTTATCAAAATCCAGAAAAGGGTGGGGATAGTATTGTCTATTCTGAAAGAGAAGATATAATTGATGCTTATAGAAGTCTTCCTTCTAAAGATAAAAGATTTCTCTATGGAAAATATAAAGACACTTTTGGAAAGTATGGTATTGAATTAAAGATGTTGAGTACCTGTCAACACTGTGGTTTTGAGGAAGTAATAGATATTGATTTAGTGGGCAATTTTTTTCGTATGGTGTACTCGTTCTGAAGAAATTAACGAGTACAGATCCCAACTTGAAAAAAATATTTTCTCATGTATGGAAATGAGCAAGCAATCATACAATGACATCATTAGAATGCCTATTCAGAGATTTTACGCTTATTTAAAATGGAAAAGTGATTTAGAAGATGAGAAGAAAAAAATGGTTGCAGAAGAAATCATTAGCGGACTCAAAGGCGGTTAAATGTCAAATTTATTAGATAGATTTAAACAGGAAGTTACTGGTTCCGAAGGTAAACTACATGACTTTCTCCCTAAGATAACATCAGCAGGAGATTTTCAAAAAATAAGTAATTTAGATGTGATTATTTCGTCGTGGAATAATATTTTAATTACTCCTAGAAGAACTCATATGCATGATCCTGAATATGGAAGCGATTTACATTTAATGATATTTCAACCTGTTAATGATCAAACTATAGAAGAAATAAAAACTGAAATTGAATATAGAATACAAAAATATGACAATAGAGCAAGTATTGAAGATGTAGAAGTTCGATTAATCTCTAACAAAAAAGGTTTTGAAATTGATATTATTATTGACTATGATGGAGATCGGGGAACTTTATCTGTACGATTTGATGGTTCTACATTAGCTGGTTCAGCAGCACAGGGACAAACATAATGCAAAAATATGAAAGAATATATGACTACATTCATGAGTATCAAAATTTAATATATGATTATTATAGTAAGCATGTTGTTGCGTTTTTAACTACATATTATCATATTGATACAAATGAAACTATTTGGGAAGATGAAAATGTTTTTGCTGGTTCTTATGATAGAGTTGGTGAATACTCTGGAGTAAGATGGAATAAAGTTTTACTACTTCCAGTCTATTATATTGATGAGATCAACACACCTCTAGATGGTCAAGATATTGGTTATATTAAAGAGAATAATAGTACATTTGTTATTCCCAGTACATATGGAATAACTCCTTTACCCAATGATAAACTTAAATTAGAGCAGGATTATTTAAGACCTACCAATAATGTATATCCTTTATTCAATATTGGTGGAGTAGAAAAATCTGTAAATGCTGATAGAGTATTTTGGAAAATTATTGTAAGTTTGGAACAAAGCGTAACAGAAACTCAACTAAATCAACAGGTACAAGAAACATACACATTTTATGATTATGATAAAAAAATTCATACTGTTGATGACGCTTCTTTTATGACAAGACTTTTATCAAAAAATGAAAGTTTAAGAGAAACTACAAAAACATTATTTGATAATAATAGTGGTTTTTATTTTATATAAGGAAATGACTTATGGTAGATAATACAACATCGTATCAAGTTTATAAATCTAAAGATCAAACAACTCTTAAAATCATAGAGCTTTTGGCACAATATCTCGAACTAAATGAGGTTGATTTGACTAAGTCTTCATTTCTTGCTTTCGTTGTTGAAGCGTTATCTATGCTGACAACCAATACCTTATTTTATCAAATATCTTCTTATAGAGAATTCTTTTTAACCAAAGCTCAATTATCATCATCAATTTATAATTTAGCATCATTTTTAGGGTATACTCCTTCTGAAGCATCAACTGCATATGTAAATGTTTTATTTTCGTTTGAATTAGAGTTTGAAGATAATGATGTAACATTTGAGATAGAGGAGGGATTTGAACTATCAGCTGGTGCAATAGCATTTAATACTTATTATTCAACTACAGTTAATGTTGTAGATAATTCAAATGTAACAATAACTATTAGAGAAGATAATAAAGTTTATAATATGCCCTATACTGTATCAACTACAGATGATGGAAAGAGATATTTTTCTGTAGTTTTACCTTTCAAACAATTTGAAACTGATATTCAAGAATTTCAAGTTCCTGGAGATTTACAAACATATCAATTTTTTGATTTCGATGTAACTTTTACTGATATAACTAAAAAAATATCTGATGTAATAGTTGAGGTTCGTCCTCCTGGTTCTTCTGGATATGAAACATATACAGAGTATAGTAGTTTATTTTTAATGGATAAGAATACAAAGGGATATGTTAAGAAGAGAAATGATACAGGATTCAGTCTTCAATTTGGTAATGGACTAATTGGTTATCAACCTGAACCTGGAGCAACAGTACAAGTTACAACAGAATTAACAAAGGGTGCAGATGGAAATATTATTGCTGGATCTATAACAGGAAAAACAACTGATATTAAAACTAGAATTAGCGATGATGAAGGTAAAGCTGTTAATTATACAGTTACTAATCCAGCTCCTGGAACAGGCGGTGTGGATGAAGAATCAATTGAAGAAGTTCGAAGAAATGCTATTACAAATATAACAGCTTTAGAAAGACTTGTTACTGAAAATGATTATGTCAATTCAAATGTTATTATTGATGATTCTCCCATTTCACAAAACTCATTACCTGTTTTAAAACGATCTGATATTAAAGTTAATGAAATAAGTTTATTTTCTACTCTGTTATATTCAACTGTAATTGTTCCAGCAAGAAATATTAAATATGTTTTTGCATATACAACCATTCCAAGAGGTACAACTTTAACATATGAAGGAACAGATTACTATACAATATTTGATATGGAAATTGAACTGTTAAATTCTGTAGCTACTTATACATATGTGATGTATGAAATAAAACAAGTACCAACTTTAGTTACAAGTTATGATTCTGAATATGATCTATATTGTGATTTATTAACTGTTTCTAAAAATGGAGTTGGAGCAGATTTTCAATTAGATTATAAAACAACAGAAACTGATGCAGATACTGTTACTTGTGAAGTTGAGGTATTAGAAACTGGTTCAACTTATACTATGACCAATGATTCAACTTCTGCTTTTTTATTAACACTTGCAGATTATACTGTTTTACCAACTGGAGAAGCAACTTATTATTTTACTCTAAAACACGGTGTTGATTTAATTGCTCAATATACTGCATTATTTACATTTAGAAAATCTCTTGATGATTTTGAGTTATCAAATGTAATTGTTGATGGGGCATCAAATACTGTTTATGATATTCCTGCGATTAAAGCAAGTTATTATGATGGAATAGATCAAGCAGATTTTGAATCTAATGTAATGCAAAAATTAGTAACCACATTAGATTTTAAAGATTATAAAATGACAACTGATTTTGTTAATTTCAAACTTGCAAATACTTATGGTTTAATGCAGAACATGCAATTGAATAAAGTTGATCTACCTGCAGTTAATGATATTTTATCTATTCCTCCAGTATCCGGAATTGAAGGAGATAGATATATTATTTTAAATGGTACAGGAGAATGGATAGGAAAAGATGATCAAATTGCACAACTTAGTGATTCAACATCAATGGTTTGGGCGTATTATATACCAAAAACAGAACAGATTGTTTATGTAACTGATGAAGCAAAGAAATATATTTACTGTCAAGCTGGATGGGTAATACCGCAATATGAAATTCCATTACAACTTGAATTAGATGTTTTCAAAACTTCAACTTATACGGGATCAAATTCTAATTTAATAAGTGAAGTTAGAACAGCAGTTGTTGCAGCATTTACGAACAGATTTGGTATTAACTCATACTTATATAGATCCGAAATTATTGATGTAGTTCAAGGAGTAGAAGGTGTTGAACATTGTCGATTAATTAAACCTGAATCTAGTATCTTTTTTAATTTTGATTTAGATGCATTGACTCAGGAAGAATTATTATCATATGGTCCAGAATATATCTTCTTTGAAGAAGATGACATAGCAATTAGGATATTCTCATAATGAAAGAATTAATAGAAAAATCTCAATATGATATTAGACTTCTCAAAAAAACAATTACCAGATTTGCAGCAAGAGAGTTCGATGCTTTATCTGAACCATGTTATTATCCAAAAACAAAGTTAGCGTATCATGAAATATTAAGAGCAATGAAACTTACGGATAAAGAAGTTAAAGCATTTGTCAAGAGACAATATAAAGGAACTAAAGCTGAAACCTGGTTATTATGGAAGGATCCTGCAACGAATCTTTTAGTTGTTGTTATGCATTTATTTCTTTTACATAGAGATGTTGCTGCCTTCAAAACAACTCTTGCTTATTATATGTTTTTTCAATATGGTCGTTTAATGCATAAACAGTTAAGATACTGCAATGATGATATATTTAGATATACAATTGATATGTTAACTAAAACGCATCTTTTTGTTCGTGAAAAAACTATAGCAAATAGTTTATACTATCTATCAACTGAGTTAAAGAAAAAATATGAGAGATATATTAGGGATTGGGATTTAGATAGAATCATTGAATTTATTGGAGCATCAAGACATAGAATCTCACAGAGTGTGAAGAGTTTTGTTGAGAATTATTATAAAGCAAAAGAAAAGGGTGAAGCAATTAAAACACAGACTGATACACCCGATGATGAAGCTAATGCGTATCAATATAGAACTCTTGAAAGAGGAAAAGCGAAAGTTGATGAGACAATCAGAAAGTTAACTATATATAAAATAGTTGATAAGAAGGCATTGCTTGAAGCTAAAAAAATAAGTAAAGTAAAAGCTTCTATTGCTGAACTAATTGCTGCTGAAATGATACAAGTGGAGTATTCTGATAAGGTAAGAATGATTTTAGGTTTATACATGAAGGAATTAAGAAGCACAAATCAAATATGTGGAAGTGGATATGAAAAATATTTGAGAAGTTTAATGGCAGTTAAAAGAAGTAATGCTCCGGTCTATTTCAAACAGCAAGTTAATGTTTTATTACTTGTTGTTTTAGATAATTTAAAAATAACAGATCAGTATAATAAGTATACCTCGCAAACTCAATTCATTGTTAATTTATTTCTTGCCTCATATTTAACGTTATTATTTAGAAGTACTATGTGTTAAGAGGTACTGATTTTAATTCCTTTCGGAATTTGATCTATAATTGCGTTTCCAATATCCTTGACTGCCTGAGTAACTCTATCAGGTGGTTCCTCTGGTGATGCAGCATCAAGTATAGAAACTGATTGAGTAAATGCTGCTTGATTTCTTCCAGGTCCTTTAATCACTGGTTCTACTGGTTTTTGTTGTGATACAGCTGCTTTATTTTTAAGACTTCCACCTGTAGTAGTCCATGCATTTGTATGATTTTCCATGGATCTTAAATATTTTCTTAAAGTTGGTCTTGTTTTTGTTGTCCTTTTATTAGATGCGAGCATACTACTAAATAAACTTCCAAAATCAATTCTAACATCAACTATTCCCAATCTTTGATTATAAGCAATCTGTTGTTGATCCCCACCTTTTATAATTGTGATATTTTGAATATAAGCAGGATCTAATTCATATATACCAGGAGAATCAACTCTATGAAGATATGGCCAACTGTATGTACTTCCATCTTCTGATATTGGAATTCCCAATAACATTATTGCTGCAATAGGTCCTATAATATATTTCTTTGTCATTGATTTGCTGGTAGGATCTGGATTATATAATCTAACTGTCATTGTATATGATGGTTGAAATGAGCTTGATTTCCAAACCATTGGGAAATCAATTCTTGAACCAGCAGCAAGTGAACCAATCATTTTTCCCATTCTAGCTCCTGCTGAACTATATTCAGAAAACATTCCACCAAGTTTATTAATATAATCTCCTGCTCTACGTGCCATATCTCCAACTGTACCAATGGCACCCCCTTGCTTTTGTGCAACTGTTGTCGCTCTAGAAGCTAAATCTGTTACATTTCTAGCTCCAAACATTTGTGCTAATGATGCTGCACCTTCTGAAGCTACATCTGTAAATTTTTGTAAGAAATTTTCTCCATATTCATTAGTAAATGTATCTGTTGGAAAGTTATCTGCTAAGTATGCAAGTTTAACTCCATTATTATGTATTTCAGTATCTAATGTATAACCATGTTCTTGTAACAGTGGTAGATAATAGGTAGTATTAACTTTTTTAGCATCAGGATGAAAACCTTTAGTATCAAAAACAGGTATTCTTGTAAATAGATCTATACCAGATTCAAACGATGGAATACCTGGATAAATAGTTGCTGTGGGCATTGCATTTCTTAATAATTCAGCAGATCTTTGAGTGTGTATTGGATCCCCCGTGGATGTTGTAATTGGGGGCATACCAATAATAAAATCTATTTTCGTCAAATCACCATAGTGCGCCATCTATTTCTCCTCCTTAATGAAAATTACCTGTAGCAACTCTTTGGGCCATTTCATCCATCATAGATCCTTGATTGCCTGAATTAAAGATTCTTGTTACATTACTTACTTGTTGGTTAATGTCATTTCTTACTTGATTTATATTTTGTTGAAGTTGATCTCCAAGACCTTTCAATCCTTCTACTTGTTCTAATCCTCTTTTCTTTATTTCTTGACCTACTAATTTTCCAGATGTTAATAATTCTTGTGCTTGCATCTCTGCTAATTCTTTTCCTTGAATAACTCTACCAGTTACTTTTTCTATCAATTGACCTGCTTTATCTATTGCATATTTTCCTTTATCAATAATCCAGCTTGTAGCTTTAGGTGCATGTTTTCTTCCAAAATATTCAGCTTTACCACCAATAGATCTCGATTGCATTATTTGTTTTTCATGTGCTTTTATTGATCCTGCCAAATCTTTATTTTTAGTTCCCACATTTTGTAAATATTTTAAAAACGCTGCTTCTTTTTCTTCTCCAAATTGAGATGCATTTGCTCCACTTGCTGTTGTCCATTTCCATTCTAACCAATATTTTCCTGAACGTCTCCATCTATTTCTTGCCTTTATAATTTCTTCTTCATCATATTCACTATACTTTGCACGATTTTCTACAATGAATTTATTTTGCGCTGCACGTATTGCTCCGTGTGATAAAGATGTGCCAAACCAAGTTCCTTGTCCCTTTACAGTTGCTGATGCAGCAGTCGATATTTTTGCATCGTAAGTATCCTTTCCTGTTGCAGTTGTTCCTCTTGCATCAGACATCTGTTTTTTCATAATAGCAGCATTATCTTTCATTCCTTTCTTATTTACTTCATCTTGTTTTTTAAAGTTAGCATCCACAAGAGGTTTGACAAGATATTTGTTAATTAACGATCCAACTCCAACAGCAGTTAATGCAGTAGTAATAAGAGCTAGTATTGGACCTAAAAATGCAGTAGTAGCAAGATAAGCTCCAATAACTTTAATGCCAGTCATCACTGGTCCTGCCATTAGTCTTGCAACTCCCATTCCTATTGGTCCAGTTTTTGAAAAAAGTGCAGACATGACTCCACCAGCTCCAAAACCAAAAAGACTTTTTATCAATCCTCCTCCCATCATTAACATTCTAAAAATCCAACTGAATACACTTTTGATACCGCCTTTAGCAGCTTGCATTTTTTCCCATAACCATTTTTTCTTTTGAACTTTAGCAATCTCCTCAATTCCTTCTCTTGTTTGCTCCACTTCTGCTGCTGCTTTTTCTTGAGCTTTTCCTGCGCTTATTGTTATCAAAGGAGGAAGTCTTTTCTTATGTTGTTCTTGAATTGTTTGAGCAAAATCTCCAGCTCCGCCCAATGCAAAATCTAATTTCTTTTGTCTCTTCGATTTTAATGCAAACTTAGCTTTCTCTCCCCATTCTACTGTCTGGGTTAAATAGTCTCCTATCTTTTTACCTCTTGCATACAATGCTCCTTTTCCTGTTCCTAATAGCATCTCTATACCAGCAGCAACAACACGAGGACCATATTTGATCAAATTTTGAAAACCAAATCTTGCCCAACCAAAAAGACTTCTAGTCCCTTCTGAAATAGCTTCTAAACTACCATATTTAAGTCTTCCTTGTGAAACCACACCAGCTATATCTCTTATCATTACAGCTGTTGCTTTAGTATAGAAAGAAATATTATCAAGACGATGCATTGTATTGACATATAATGATCCTAGATTTTCACCAATATTTTCAAATGGATTTTTCTTTTTTGATAATTGGGATAAATATCCCCCTCTTCTCTTGAATATTTTAGATATTAATTGAAATGGAGAACCTAATATGGCACTCACAGTTTTCATTCCAAATGCTAACTGTCTAAAAGTTGGATGCTCAATAAGCATTTTAGTCCATACTTGTTCCCAAGTTCCAATCGTTGCACCCAGTGTATCTTGAATTGACAGAACAGCTCTCAACATACGCATAGAAGCTGGTTCTTCATATTGAGTTTGAACTTCTCTCATAGCTCTCAAGAAACCTTTAACTAGACCAACAGGTTCTTTATCTCTTTCAGCTGAAACGAATGTTGACATTTTTGCTAATGAACGCATTTGGGTCTTTTGTGAAATTTCAGCTATTTCTCTTCCAACAGAAATTGAATCATCAATACGTGCAAGAATTTTTTCAATTGGCATAACAACTTCAGCAGGGTGAACTTCAATCATACCTCCTTTTTCAACATAACCACCCCTCTGCATTTTTGGAACTTTATCTTTAGCTGCTTCCTTGGCATTTTTTCCGCCCTTAAAGATATTTGCTATACCTGATCCAATACCTTTAAATACACCAGCAATGGATTCTTTCATTCTTTCTTTAGCTTTTTGAAAGACATCTGTCTCCATAAATTTAGCAGCAAAATAACCAAATAATGGAGTTGATCTTGCTAACGCCATAGCAACAATATTTTGTTTATTATAATTAAGATCCTGACTTATTGCTTTTCCATATTGACCAATCGCATCTTTTGTTGCTCTAGCTGTACTTATTGATATACTCTCTACACCTTTGGTGAATGCTGTTATTGTTTTTCCAAACCGAGAAAGAACACTATTCATTTGTTGTGATGTTGCTTCCTGGGATTCTCCATAGTTAATAGATTCTTGAGTTTCTTCAATTTTACGTTGAGTTGTTTTTTGCATTTGTGTAACTGTTCGAGAAACGTTACTTATTCCAGATATCCTTTCATTTTGAGCATCAGCAGTTTTAGTTATACTGCCTGGTTCTTGGCGATCATTTATTGCCATCTTTTAATCTCCTTATCTCAATATTTTCAATATTGAGTTTACTCTTGGATCTTTTGATCTCATTTCTGCCATTACACAAGCAACTTCTGAAACAGAAACTAATTCTTGAAATGGAGATGTATATATATTTCGTTTTCCAAATGTTTTTTCATAAGCATGATTTAATTCAATAAATATACTCTGCCATTTTCTATATGATCTTACAAATGTTGAAAAACTTACAAAGAATATTTTCATAGCTACAATATAATTTTGTAGTTTTAATCTAAAATCTTTTTCCTCTAATTTTGTTGAACTTTTAAAAGTATCATAGAGTAAATGATAATATTCAGATAGTTGTTTATTTACTGGTCTATTTTTTGAATCTTCATATGATGCTAAATGATATATCACTTTATCAATATTAGGAATAGATTTTAAAGAAAAAATTAAAGTAAAAGCTTCTCCATAGTATTTTCTTAATGTTGGCATCATAACTTTTAAGAAACCTTTCATATTTTTACCTGCTGCTAAATGCATTGTTTCATGCAAGGTAGTTGATACCATTTCATCATTAGATGAAGTTCCAAAAATAGTAGAATTATTATCAATTAAAATATAAACTCTTTTATTCTCAATATGATACATTCCTAAAATTGATTTTGATTCGTTATCTCCAAACATCTTATATTTTAGAAAATTAAAAACACCTTTAGATCTAAAACAAGGAACTATGAATCCTTTCTTCATTAATTTTTCAATTATTTTAACTTTATCACTTCCTCTACTAGACTTTTTAAATGCTAATAAAAAATTCTTCATTAATTTTGATGAAGAATATAATTTCATTCCATCAACAGTGTCAACTAATTTGAGTCCAACAGGAGGTGCAAAAAATTCTTGTATTTTTTGAGACATTGTTTACCCCTTGAAGAAACTTATTGTATCTATATATCCTACATTTTCTTCTGGTTTATTTTTAATATATTTCATAATACTTTGATCAGTAAATTCAACATCAGAGTGACCAATATTATAATTAAGAATATCTTTTAGATCATTTGTTATCATTGAACCATCTATCATGTTCATCTGCAATGCTAGAGGTGGATCGTATTTTCTAACATAAAAACATAGAGCTGAAGATAATGCTATATCGTCAGTACATCCAGTATCAGCTTCAACCTTTCCACTAGCTTTAGATACAAGTCCTGTTAGTTCTAATGCTAATCTTTCTGATTTTACAGATTCAGGATATTCAGTCATATATGAATATAAAGCATCAATCATTAAAGGTCTAGTTTTAGAGTTAGTGGATAGACCTGGAACTAATGTATCTTTTCCACGTCTTTCTTTATATAATTGTGGTGAATACTCACTTGCATTTAAGTGTTCTACAACCTGATTTCCATATGAGTTTGATTCTACAACTATAACAGAATTCTTATATGTTGTAGCTGCAACTTTAACAACATTTACAAAATCAAGAACTTTACATTTACCTTGATATTCCCATACCTGTTCTAAAGTTGTATAATCCCAAACTGTTATAGCTGATTTATCTGTTCCATGTTCTGGTGCTGTATCAACTCCAATAATATAAGTTGTCCCTGCTATTGCTGGACTAAATGACCATATTTCTCCATTATATAATTTAATTTTCTCTAATGGTTTTATAGTATTCTCTTGCATTCTTTCAACTGTATCAGCTTCAAAGAATGATCCTTCTGCTGGTAGAAATTTTAGTTCTAACTCTTGGGCAATTTTCTTTTTATCATTGTCAAATAATCTACATTGGGTATCAAACCATAAAGGATCTTCAGCAAGTTCTGGAATCATTTTCCAGTGAATAACAAAAGGATTAAAAATATCATCACCAGATATTGCTTTTAAATATCTTTCAAAATACCATTGACCAACACCAATTGTTTTATTCGGAGTTGATAGAACGATTGTTCCAAATGGAATATTAGCTTTTCGAGCTTGCATTTGATTTGTTGAAAGTGCTGGAACCATAGATGTCCAAGCGGTATCAACATGGTGAACAAATGCAGCTTCATCAATAACTAGGAATGTAATTGCTTTACCTCGAAGAGTCTTTTCTGGAGCATTTGGATTTACTGGTGAAGCAAAAACTTTACTACCATTTGTTAGAATAAATGATTGTTCAGTTCTTTTTGCAAATCCTCTACCTAATATACCCTTTAATGGTTTCATCCAATCAGGAAGTTTCTCTATCATCCCTCTAATAGCTCTAGCAAAATCAGTTGCTTCTTTTCCATCTTTTGAAATAATACCTATTACAACGTTATCGAAAAATATAGTTAACCAGACAGAGTATGCTTGAATGACTGTTGAAATTCCAATCTGTCTACTTTTAAGAACAAGGACATAATGTCGACTTTCAATTAAATCAATTAGTTCAGTTTGTTTTTTATAAGGAATTAATTTTTCATCTCTTCCTGGTAGCTCAATTAAAATATAGTTTCTGCAGAAGTAATCAAATGATGCTTTACATTTAATGAATTCCTCTACATATTTTTGAGCTAATCTTTTTAACTTTGATGAATTACCCATAAAACTCCTTTTATATTTGTTCCAAATTTTAACTTTTAGATATAATTCTATTTGTTCTAATTAGTGTTATTTCTGCAGATGATTCCCAATCTTTTGCTTTGATAAAGTTCAATTCAGAGTTTCTAAGAATATATACTCCTGTTAAGTCTTTATAGTCATCAACTTTTGAAATGAACGTTACTGCTTCACCAACATTCATAAGATTTTTCATTTTTAAATAACGTTCCAATGAAACTTTAATTACTGATAAATCTCCAATTTCTTCTGCCATATTTGAATTAATAAATGATTCATTTGCTTCATATCCTGTATGGTCTTTATAAATTCTTTGTCTATTTGATGTGGTCATAGCTGTATTATCAAAAAATATTTTATTCCTTTTAGATATTAAACCATATGTTTTAGAAAATTCTTCCAGTTTAATTTCAATTGTATTACTCAACTTATCTTTTGGTTTAACAATATGCTTCATCGTTGGAGCAAAAATAGCAAATTTAGTATTTCCAGTATATGAAGTTTTAATATCATATCGAGTATAATAAACTTCTTCATCAAATGTTTCTATAATTTTTTCGTTATCAATATTAGATGCAAATTGATATACTGAAAATAAATAAGATGATTTCATTTTAGATGTTAAATTTTTTAAATAAACTTTATTATCATGAGAACACCATAATGCTAACCATCCATCAAATATACCAAAAGTTCTATTTAAATGTTTTAAGGATTGATAGAGAGTTGTAGGAGGAATAAGAACTTGATCTAATTTTTCAGTATTTCTTCCTACAATATCTTGTTTTAATTCTCCCTTTGCTTTGCTTACTAAATTTGAAACTATATCACCGATAGTGGTATTTGTAAAAATATCATTAACATAAGTTGACATAGTGATGAATGATTTACGAGAAACTGCAGTTATCGTGATTGGTGATCTTTGAATATCTGTTTGATTTTGTATTGTATTTTGAACCCTTAAAGGAATATCTCCTGATAAATACATTAAACTAAAATCAATTTGATCATTGACAATGCTAGGAGCTGTTGCCATTAATTTTGCTGTTAATTTAATTTCTTGTTGACCATATATCTTTTCTAGTATTAAGTCATTAGGATCAAGAAAAAATTCTAATACAAATGTTTGATAAGGAAGGTCTATTGAAGTTAAAATAGTTAATTTATATAAATCGGGAGTAAGGTCTCTATCTGCTACTTTTACTTCAAATTCATATGTTCTTGATGGTGACCAATATCTTGTTGTCATAGACAAAAACTCCCATTCTTTTATATTTTGTTCCAAAAAAATTTAGACAAAAAAAGAGGCACTCAATATATAGTACCTCTTTTTTGATCTTATTGTAATTGATCCAACACTTCATACATTCGAGTTGGAACAACTAATACACTTTCTGCAATATTTTCTAATAATCTTTTCATATTTAAATTTGGTTCAAGTGCGCAGTATCTTGTAATAGATAAAAATACTTGCCAGGCACTTGGTAATTCAGGAGGTTGACCATCTATTGGTAGTGGTTGTAAAGTCTTTAATATATCAGTAATTTTATCTCTTCTTTTTTTACCATACTTTTCAATGACATCTAGAGTTGTGAACATTTGATCTTGAGTCAATGGAGATGAAAAACTAGTTTCAATCATACCAAGTATGTCATTGTTGAATACTTCAAGGTATTGATTGATCCCTGAAGATAGTCTAGTATTGGAACTTTCAATATGAACCATCTTCATCTCACCCAAAGAGAAACCAAATACTGTAGGTCGATCTATCTGAACATCATCAATGGTAATTCCAAAACCAACAGTTGCTGCTCTTTGACCATTATAACTATTACCAATAATCATAGCAGGATGAATATCTCCAGCTTGTGGTGAATTTAAACTACTTTGTAATACAACTTCTTCTCTAATACCACTAAAATCATCGAGAATAAGAGAGGTTGTATTTAATATCGGATTGCCAATTTCCTCTAATGATTCAATGACTCTACCAGTTATTTCTTCATTGCCAACAAATTTATACATCTGTGAAACGTAACCAATGTATGTATAGTCATCAGTATTGGGAGGTGCGGTCCATATTCCTAATATAGAAGTTCCTTGTCCATCTGTTGGATGTGGTGGAGTAATTGGATCGCCTTCTGGTTCAGCTCCAGATCCTAATTGTCGATATGCAACTTTAGAATATCTATCTTCATATGCGTATAAACCTTTATGGGCTCCTGAAATATTAAGTCCCATCTCTTGTGCTCTCTCATTGAAAGGGGTCATGAATATCACCTATCTTTTTCATTATTGTTTCTTTTATTAATTCTTCTAGTTCTACTCGAAATAGTTTTAATGATTTACCTCCAAAAATAGACATAGCAATCATACGACAGCAAACATTAATTGTTGTTTGCAGAGTTACATTTCCATGCGGACCATATCTATTTTTTAATATTTTAACAATTCTTTTTTTTGGTTCATCTATTTCTCTTGTTATAGCAATGACCATATCGGCACTATGCATCATCCGAATAGGAGATGTTTTTTTATTTACTGTATATCTTGAAGTTGTCATTATTTTCTCTTTAAATGGAATCGAAGATATATATCACGACGATCGTATTTAAATGTTTCCCAAATTAGTTCTTCATAAATTGTAAATCTATCCTCAAATTCCCAAAAATATTTAGCTCTTTGTGGAGTCCATATTGAAGCGTGAGGACAAGATGGTTCATTTAATAATTCAGTTGTCAAGAGAATATTTTTACGTTCAAAATTTATATCATTAATATCTTCTTCTAAAATCATATTAGCAAGTTTTTCATAGTTTGGAACAATTACATCGACCATTCCCCCTTTGCGAACAACTGTAGAAATGAGATATATAAAATATAGAACTTGTGTAAAGGAAACGTGTTCAAGAAATCTATAAATTGTAACCATATCAAATTCCATTGTTGTTCTTTCTAAAAATTGAAATACATCTTCCTTACAATAATGAGTTTCATCTTTTCTTTCACGTTTTCCAGGTTTAGTCCATTCATAATATCTAGATTCAATAATATCAGTTGGCGTATAATTATAATACATCGAATCTATATTTATAACAAA